CGCATACATGGGGGGGTATACACAAAAAAGGTCGCGCACAGGGGTATGTATATATTTCTACTAATCTAATATTCTAACTAAATAGACTATAAAAAGATGCAGACCCAGTATCCATGCGGGTTCCCAGCCCCCTCGTTGCAGCCATTTGCAACACACGAATAGCGAGATTAGTCAAACCCCGCATAAACAGGGCATTTGCCGTCTTTTTGCTGCATATTTTTGCAACACCCTCATGCCTAAAAAATCATCACAACATTCAATCTACGCAGCCAACTAATTTGGCAAAATTAACGTGTGGCATACATACACGCCACATACACACATACACAGGCGCGCGGGTGACAGTAGTTTGTGTGCCGCGCACGCGGCGGGTGGGTGATAGTAGTTAACCCGCAGGGCCAAATTTTGGGCGCAAAAAAGCCCGCTGGCGCCAGCCAGCGGGCTCGGGGATACAAGGGCCTTGGCCCTTGTCGTTTAGGCCTTGGCGGCCGATTCCTTGGCCTTGGCAGCCTTCGCGATAGCGTTTGCCATGGCACCCTTGACGAACACCTCGAAACCGCAGTTGCGCAAGCATTCGGCCAGTTCGTTGCGGAATGCTTCGTCCGCCTTCGCCTTCGTCTGCACAATGGCGAACATGCTAACCCGCAACGAATGGTCGTTAATCACTCCGGCCAGTTCGTCGAACCATGGAGCACGCAACGCGGGCGCCGTGCTCTTACGTCCGCCACCTGTTGCGCGGCCACGTCCGATAGATTCACGTGCTGCAGTTGCGGCCGCTTTCATGGTATCGGCTGCCAGTTTCATCACCGCGTCACCTGCGGACAATTCCGTCACGCCTTTTTCAGGGTTCAACACTTCGTTTTTGTCAGCAACGGGCGAGAGGATTTCCGGTGCCTTGAAAGTGATCTTGCCAGTCGCAGGGGTTACCGTGCTGGATGTTGCCTCAATACGCACCGGCTTATCGGCCACCAGAATCGCAAGGGCTGCGCTGAACGATTCCTTTACTGCCTTATGCGTCAACACGGACATATAAAGTGCCAGTATGTTGTCCAAGCGTTTGCCGGCGTCACCTTCGTCCGTGTAGTCGGACTCATTCGCGAGCGTTGCGGCTTCGCGTGCCGTTGCGTCAGCACTCTTAGCGCTTTCGTTTGCCAGATTGATTTTTTCCGTCACCAGTACGTTTGCAACGACTGCGGAAACTGTGGGGGATGTAGCCATGGTAAGAACTCCAGTAAGTAAGTCGCCGGTAACTGCCGGTCCAGTATGTTGCGAACATTTGCAACATGGAAAGAATTATGACACATGTTGCACGTTAACGCAACACCTAATTTTGCAAAATTAGCATCCACGGGCGCGCGGGCGTGATAGTAGTTAGGGCGCAGGCATGCTTAGGCAGGGCGTGTGTGATAGTAGTTAACGCGAGGCGAAAAAAAGCCGCCCGAAGGCGGCAGGTTAAAGGGCCGGAGCCCTTCGGGTTAGTGGCAGACCAGTTCGTAGACTGCTTCTTCGACCTCGCGCTTCACCGTGCCGACCTGCACCCGCTCGCATGTTGCGCCTTCTTCTTTGTCCTTGAGGCGCAGACGCAGTTCGATGCGTGCGCTAACCTTATCGCTGACTGGCTTCTTGCCAACAGCGCTTAGGCCTGCATTCCAGCTATCCACGCATTTCTCTACACCATCTTCGCCGAAGTCGAACCCGGCCAGCTTCGCATATCCGAGCGCTTTCTTGAATGCCATGTCGTCCAGCGCGAGGCCCTTCACTGTGATCGTGGAGCGCACGTAAACTTTGCTGTCCGATTCCCAGTAGCAATCCGCTTCGATGTTGCCATATGCGTGGAAGTCTGCACTATCGGCAACGGCGCCCTTTGCCTTCTTAGCGATAGCCTTGATCAAGTCCATCGCGAGTGTGATTTCTTCCACGTTAGCCGACAACAGCTTGCGCTCGCGTGCCATGCGTTGCGCACGGGTTGACAGATCAGCGCGAGCGGAAGCGAGAGTGAATCCAGAGATCAATTGAGTCTTAGCCATGATAAATACCTTTTGAGTGAATGAGTTTTTGAACCGTATGCCATTTTCGTTGGCATGTTGCAATTATATGCAATCCGTTGGGAATTGCAACTGATTTGTGCTTGCATGGCAGCGGGAGCGTGATAGTAGTGCCGGGTGGGGGAGGGGGGATGGGGCCATTTGTTTTTGACCCCGTACCCCCTTTTATCTATACCTCTCACTACACAGCCCATTTTTTGAGTTTGAACGCCTGACAAATTTACCCACCACGTGTTTAAGTCAATCCAAAAATTTTCCAGCCCAATTTTTTCGCCCTCACCTCCCACCCATATACCTATAATTGACACCTCCCCCGCCCTTGTGTTACACACCCACCATGAACACTCTGATGCTCTCCAACGAAGACCACCTGAAGGCGCTGGCCATGGCCATAGCGCGCAACAAGGCGGGTGCCGATGAGCCGGTGCAGACCATCCTGCTGCGTGAAGGCGTCTCCAACACCGACTACCTCAACTACCAGAAAGACCCCGTCTTTCAGAGGTACGTGCTGGCATACACGAAGGAGATGGAAGAAAACGGTGTCTCCTTTGCGACCAAGTGCCGCATCCTCGCGGAAGACGCCATCCAGAGCATGTACCTGATGGCCAAGGACGTGGACACTCCGGCCGCCTCCCGCGTCAAGGCTGTGGAGAACTTGGTTGAGTGGAGTGGCCTTGCCGCCAAGGCCAAGATCGAGCAGAGTGCCGGCGCCAGCCCCGGCTTCCACATCACATTCAACATCCCCTCTCTGGGGCCCGAGCGCACGGTGACCCTGACCGCAGCCGACACACCGCCCACGTTCAACATGGACTTCAGCACTGTGGAAAATAACACCCCCGCAATAATCGAAAGTTCCTTGGGGCGGTTCTCCTACGTGCCGGTGAACGAGATCATGACCGACATTGGCTACGACGCCGAGGAATAACGTGCAGCTAAACTTCACCCCACCGGGCTCCTTGGCCCGGTTCTTCGTATCCCAAGCCTTTGCCTCCATGGCCGTGGGCCCCTACGGTTCGACCAAGACCACTGCCGGCCTGATGAAGATCGCGTATGAAGCCTCCCGCATGGCCAGAGGCACTGATGGTGTACGCCGCAGCAGGTGCGTCGTCGTACGAAATACCCGGCAAATGTTGTGGGACACGACGATCAAGGACTTTTTAAAATGGTTTCCAGACGGCACGGCCGGCCTCTTGCGAAAAACCGACAGCTCATTTCTCCTTGAGTGGGGCGACGTATCGTGTGAGGTGCTATTTCGTGGACTCGATGACGCAAACGACGTTCGCCGTCTGCTTTCTCTGCAGCTAAGTTTCGGGGTGATTGACGAATTTAAGGAAGTCCACCCCGACATTTACGAAGCACTGGCCGGTCGTGTGGGGCGATACCCTGACAAGGTGTTGGTGCCGCCAAAGCCCGAGTGGGGGGTGGACGACAAGGGCAACCCCGTGGGTGGGTGTGTCGATGACAACGGCCAGAGCATGAAAAAGCTCTGGGGCATGAGCAACCCGCCGGAGTCCGACTCTTGGTGGGAGACACTGCTATCCTCCCCACCCGATAACATGCACGTAACAATTCAGCCCTCCGGCCTCTCCCCCGAGGCGGACTGGGTACACCTGCTGGACAGCAATTACTACGAGAATCTGGCCGAGCTGCACGCAAACGACCCGGACTGGGTGGATGTGTTCATCCACGGTAAGTTCGGCAAGAGCCTGCAAGGCCAGCCTGTGTTTCGCTGTTTCGACCCCACGGTGCACGTCAGCAAGGAAGCCCTCATGGTGCAGGGCAGCACACTGGTCATCGGGGTGGACGCGGGGCTCAACCCCACGGCGGTTATCACGCAGCAAACACACGACGGGCGGGTGCTGGTCATGGAGGCCATTACTGGAGCGGCTGATGGCATGGGCGCCTTGCGCTTCATACGCGAGCGGCTAAAGCCGCTGCTGACGGAGAAATACTCCGGCCGGCATGCCATCATCATCATTGACCCGGCGGCGTTCCAGCGGGCGCAGACTGACGAGCGCACGGTGGCTGACATCTTCAAGAGCGAGGGGTTCATGGTGCGCCCTGCCAAGACAAACAGCATCGCCGCGCGCATCGCTGCCGTGGAAGCGTTCATGACGCGGTCGATCAACGGCAAGAGTGCATTCCTGATAAACAACACCGCAGCAGAGCTGGTGGTCGCGTTCCGGTCGAAATACCGGTACAAGTACAACACCAAGGGCGAGCGAGACGACAAGCCCGAGAAGACCCACCCGTGGTCGGACTACGCCGACGCCTGCCAGTATGCATGCCTGCACCACGACGGTGGGGCCAGCTTCGGCGGGCGACAATTATCTTCCCGCCGGGAGATAAAGCCAGTATCATACGCATACGTGTGACATGCGCAGTACACGTTTCCTCAACCGATTTCACATGGAGTAACACATGGCAACCGCAAAGATCAACACTTCCCGCTTCCTTGCTAAAGGCAACACCAACCAGACCATCCGCGTCGGTAGTGTCCAAGCATCCCCCGTCGACCAAGGCTCCCCCAAGGGTGGCTTTCTGGCATCTGGCGGCAACAAGAACACTGGCACCGTGGGTAGCCGCATGGCTGGCCTCGCGAGCAACGCCAAAGTGAGCAGCAAGTAATCATGGCGCTGCCAACTTCACTCCAGAAAGCGTTAGCCAAAAAGAGTGGCTGCCCCCCGCAGGGGCCGGACTCTGGCATGACCATCGCCGTCGCAAACAGTAAGTCAAACCCCGGCACTGGCAAATCCACCTTCGAGCGCACTCCCGCGCAGGCCGCCGCCTACAACGGCGCACCCAGCTCCTTCCCGAAAGGAAAGAAATAATGGCTACCAAACCAAACCCGTTCGAGAAGTCTAAAAAAGACAAGGAGCCCAAGGGTATGAAGGAAGGCTCCAAGAAGGAAGAAAAGTTCGACTTGAAGCAGATGGGCAAGAAAGCTATGCCCTTCGGCAAAAAGAAGTAGGCCATGGCCAAGAAGCCTGCCGGCTTCGGGATTCCCAAGAACGACCTGTACGGACAGACCAAGACAGGCGTAGGGAATCCCCTTCCCAAGATGGCGCGCACGCCCATCCTCCCAAAAATGCCCAAGGCTGTGCCCTTCAACAAGCGCACGGCAAAAAAGTGAGTTGATATGGCCGCACTAGGTTTAGCCCCGCCCCCCACGATGAGCGCCGCTGGGCCTAGCGCCCCGCCGCCCATGCCGTCATTCGGCGCCCCGCAATCCTCAAACATTGGTGGGGTCGTCCCCACGATGAACGCAGCCGGCGCAATGGCGCTGCGGCGCACACAGGCCATGGATGCCGTGGAGGAATCGCAGCAGGCGCCTATCATTGCTGGACTTACCGGCCACATAAAGAATTTCTGGACTAAGGCCAAGCACTCGAAGATCAACGTCGAGAACGAGATGCTTGAGGCGCTGTACGCGCGCCGGGGCGAGTACCCAGCCGCCAAGCTACAGCAGGTTATCGCCAGCAAGCAGCCGGCCATCTACATGATGCTGGCCGCAAGCAAGATGCGCCAGATCGACGCGCTCATCCGAGACATCCTGCAGGGTACCGGGGAGGAAAAGCCTTGGTCGCTGAGCCCCACACCCAGCCCCGACCTGAACCCGGACGACGTGGGCAAAATGGTCATGGGCCTGCAGCAAGAGATTGAGCAGGCGCTTAACGCTGGCTTACAGCCCACACAGGATGAGGTGCGCGAGCGCCTGCGTGGCATAAAAGACGAGTTGATCGCCAAGGTAAAGGAAGAAGCGCGCATCAAGTGCGATCGCATGGAAGACAAGATGGAAGACCAGCTTGTTGAGGGTGGCTTCCGTGACGCGCTGGATCACTTCATCAACGACCTGTCCACATTCAAGACCGCGTTCATCAAGGGCCCGGTGGTGCGCAACAAGCCACAGCTTAGCTGGGGCAAAGACGGCACCATGTTGGTCAAGACCACACTGTGTCTGGAGTGGGAACGCGCTGACCCCTTCAACGTCTACCCAGCGCCTTGGGCACGCACAATCAACGACGGCCCGCTGATCGAGAAGCACAAAATGACCCGCGAGCAGCTTACAGAGTTGATTGGGGTTGAGGGCTACGACGAAGGCGCGATCCGCAAGGTGATCGAACAGTATGGATCGACTGGCCTGAACGACTGGCTGGCGATCGACACCCGCCGCGCGGTGGCCGAGGGCAAGACCCAGATCGGCGCCACCAGCGGCAATGAGCTGATCGACGCCCTGCAGTATTGGGGCTCTGCATCAGGGCACATGCTCATCGACTGGGGCTTGGACAAGAAGCAGATACCTGACCCCGAGAAGGAATACCAGATCGAGGCGTGGCTGATTGGCGACTACGTGATCAAGGCTGTGCTGAACGCTGACCCGCTGGCGCGCAGACCCTACTACAGCTACTCATTCCAGCCCATCCCGGGCGCTGTATGGGGTAACTCACCATACGATCTGATGAAGGACTGCCAAGACATGTGTAACGCAGCAGCGCGCTCACTGGCAGCCAACCTCGGTATCAGCTCGGGCCCGCAGGTGGCCATCCTGTCCAACCGGCTACCAAGCGGCGAGGACGTGACGGACATGTACCCATGGAAAATCTGGCAGTTTGAGTCTGACCCCATGGGCTCCACAGCCAGCCCCATCCAGTTCTTCCAGCCCAGCAGCAACGCGGCCGAGCTTATGCAGGTGTTCGACCGGTTCAGCCAGTTGGCCGATGAGTACACGGGCATCCCACGATATATGGCGGGCTTCTCAGGCGATTCCGGCGGCGCCGGCCGCACGGCCAGCGGTATGTCGATGATGATTGGCAACGCCAGCAAGATCATCAAGCAGGTGCTGTGTGGCATCGACAACAACGTGTTCACACCCCTGCTGGAGCGCCAGTACTACTACAACATGCGCTATAGCGACGATAACGATCTCAAAGGCGACGTTCGCGTCGTCGCGCGCGGGGCGATCTCCATGCAAGTCAAGGAAGCAGCTCAGCAGCATCGCAACGCGTTCCTGCAGACCACGGCAAATCCGATCGACATGCAGATCATCGGGCTGGACGGCCGCGCGGCTGTACTGCGCGAGGCTGCCAAGGCGCTGGACATGAACACCGACAAGATCGTGCCCACCGTCGAGGTTTTGAAGGAACGCCAAGCCATCGCAGCTAAGCAGCAGGCCGCCATGCAGCAGGCGCAGCTTCAGACCGCGCAAGGCAACGCCATGCAAGCTAACCTGCCACCCGAGGCGGGGGGTGGGCCACAGCCCATGCCGCAGGGTGCACCGGCGCAGCAGGCAGCGCAACCCATGCAAGGTCAGCAGCTCATGAACGGACAGCCAGCGACCAACTTAATGGCCCCTACGGCAAACGCATGACCCCCGCCGAAGAAGTTGAGCTGTTTCAGCACCTCGGTGGGCGCTTCGAGGTGTGGGTAGACGCCGAGATGGCCGAAGCTGTCAAATATCTGGTGTCCGCGACCGATCCTGTGGCGCTGCGTCGCGCGCAGGGGACAGCGGCGCTGCTCGAAAAGATGAAAAAGCTGATTGCGAAAGGAAAAACCTTGCGCTAAGCATACTTGTGTGATAATTTCCGAAGTTAGTACCCACCAACCCACGCCTACCCACCAATTAGTGGAAGGCAAGGACATGAAAGAGTTATATGGCCCTCCCAAAGCAAGTTCAACGGCAACTAGACGAAGCAAACGCGGCAGAAGCAGCGATAGCACAGGAACTGCAAAGCGCAGCCCCAGTACTTACCGACCCAAGCCAACTACTCGTCCCGGCGAATGACCCAGTGAGCGCACTACAGGCAGTGCCTGTGGCCCCCACCCCTGCACCGGCCCCTACGGAAGATTGGCAGCAAAAATACAAGTCGCTTCAGGGCACATATGCCTCGAAATTGGCTGATCTACAAGCTACAAACCGTTCGTATGAAAGCCAGATGGCAAACATGCAGAAGATGCTTGATAAGCTCACTGCAGTGCAATCGCAGGAAGCCGCCACAAAGCAGACTGTAGACCCCAAAGACATCGAGAACTTCGGTGCCGAGATGATTGAGATGGTTCAGCGGTACGCCGAGCAGGCATACGCATCGCTGGATGGACGTTTGAAAGCATTGGAATCCTCCGTGCAGGGTGTTACCACCCGCAATGAGGTGACGTTGGAGCAGCAGTTTTACGCAACTCTCGAAGGTCTGGTTCCAGACTGGCAGGAGATAAACGCAGATGACCGCTGGCTGGCGTGGTTGAGCGAAGTTGACCCGGTCTACGGGGCACCTCGCCAAGCTGCGCTGGATCAGGCGCGTGCCGCGCTTGACGCCAAACGTGTAGCTAATGTGTTCAAGGCGTTCAAGGCCGCTCTGCCCGTCAAGGTACAGGAGACTCTGCAAAGCCAAGTGGCCCCGTCTAGTGTTGGAACGCCAGCGCCCGTGAGTGCCCCAGAAGCCAAGCCCATTATTTCCTCGAAATTCATTGAGAGGTTTTACCGGGATCAGGCCCAAGGGAAGTACACCGGACGTGAAGCTGAGTTCAACCAGATTGAGGCTCAAATCAACGACGCCGCGCGCGACGGAAGAATCCGTTAGCCGGCAGCTTAGGAGCTATCCATGACAACTCTGACTCTTGCGCCAGTCACCCCCGTAGGTGCAGCGTACAACACCACCCCCTCGTACTCCGGTACGTTCATCCCCACAATTTGGTCGAGCAAGCTCAACGCCAAGTTCTACGCCGCCTCTGTGTTTGCAGACATCTGCAACCGCAACTGGGAAGGCGACATCCAGAATCTGGGTGACAAGGTCGTCATTAACAACATCCCGTCCCTGACCATTCAGGACTATGTGGTTGGCGGCAATCTGAACTACCAGACTCCCACGCCCAACACGATTGAGCTGCAGATCGACCGCGCCAAGTATTTCGGCTTCAACGTCTCTGACGTGCTGGACTACCAGAGCAAGCCTGATCTGATGGACGCGTTCAGCAATGACGCTGCCGAACAGATGCGCATCGTGATCGACTCCACCTGCATCTACCGCACCTTCATCGGTGGCGCTGCTGCAAACCGTGGCGCGACCGCTGGCGTGAAATCCGGTGCTGTCAATCTGGGTACCGACGCATCGCCGTTGACCTTCACTGGCGCCCCTGCCACCGTCCTGAATACCATTCTGGGCTTGGCTGGCGTGTTGGATGAGCAAAACGTGCCTGACTCCGGCCGCTGGTTGGTTATCGACCCTCTGACCCGTACTCTGCTCATGCAATCGAACCTGCAACAAGCGCAGATCACCGGTGACGGCGTGTCTCCAGTCCGCAACGGTCTGATCGGCCGTATCGACCGCTTCGACATCTACGTGTCCAATCAACTGCCCTACTTGGCAGCCAGCGGCACCTCGTGGATTTCTGGCGACGGTTCGGAAACGTCTACCTCGGCAGTGACCAACGCGTCCAAGCGTCGTTCCATCATCGCTGGCCACACCAGCGCAATCAGCTTCGCCAGCCAACTGACTAAGACCGAGCAACTGCGTAACCCCACCGACTTCGGTGATCTGGTTCGCGGCCTGCAAGTCTTCGGCCACAAGGTCACGAAGCCCGAAGCCTTGGCTCTGGCCGTGGTCGCCTAACTCTTGATAAGGAGCAACTAACATGCCCGCATCCATCCAAATCGGCCGCCTTGACGGTGGCTACGAACAGTTCAACGGCACCGCTACCGCTGGCTTCACCACTCTGGCTGTCCAAACGACTTTGGTAGCCGCTGCTACCACGGCCACTGGCGGTACCAACAACGTGGTTCCAATCACCGGCTCTACCGCGTTTGTGCTGCCCAAGAATGCTCCGGTGGGCTCGCCCATCACCATTCTGAACGCAGCCGCTACTGCGGTTACTCTGCTGGTGTATCCTCCTTGGGACAACGTGGCCAATGCTGCGGCCGGTGGCAAGATCAACGGCGGCACCGCCAATGCATCTGTCTCCGTGGCGCAGAACAAGTCGGCTATTGCGTACCCTCACGCAAACGGCATCGACTACACGGTGGTGTTGTCCGCTTAATCGCGCTACCCGTGTACGGGTATAAGTGATAAACTAAGCCCGGTTCGTCCGGGCTTAGTTGTTTAAGGAGCCTCAATGTCTACTGCCCTCACAGCCGTGCTGCCATATGTTCTGCCTCATGTAGCCGGATGTGCGCAGCCTTTGGCGTCTCAGGCGATCAATTCCTCCCTGATCGACTTCTGCCAGCAGACCATGCTGTACCAGAGTCTGGATACACAGGACGTTACCGCTACCAAGCAAGAGTACCGCGTGGCTCTGCCACCCAACTCCAAGCTCATCAAAATTCTCGGGGTGTGGCATATCAGCGACTGGCTGCCACCCGTATCTGTGGAAGCCGTGCGCTCGGGTGTGGCTCTGCGCGGCGCCGTAGTCACCAGCACGAACACAGTCTCCCCACTGGCCAGTACCCCGCGCAACTATTTCCAGAAGTCGCCCACAGATACCACGCTGCAGCTATACCCGATACCGGTTGACACCATCGTTAAGGGGCTGCTGGTGCGCGCGGCGTTCAGACCTACACGTACCGCCACCACGGTCGACGATGAAATATTCAATGAGTGGGTGGAAGTCATCGCCGCAGGTGCGCTACAGCGGCTGTTTGCGATGCCTGCGCAACCCTTCTACAACGCCAAGGCGGCGGCTGACTACGCTCGGGTGTTCTCAGATGGCTGTCGCGCGGCTGAGATCAAGGCGCGCATGGGCGCAGCGGCCACATCATCCTTTGTGCGTTTTCGCCCATTCGCATAGGTAGCTTATGTTCACACTCACTGCATCTACCATCATCTCGCGCGCTGCGGCGCTGCTTAATGACACGGACAGCACCCGCTGGACAACTACCGAGACTCTGGGGTGGCTGACTGACGGCCAGCGCGAGATCGTCGGGTTTAAGCCTAGCGCATGCACCAAGACCATTACGCATACGCTGGTTGCGGGCGCGCGCCAGAGCTTGGCCAGCTACTCCGATTTTAATCTGCTGCTCAATATAAAACGTAACCTGCGGCTTGACGGTACGACTCCGGGCCCAACCATCCGCGTGGCTGATGCTGCACTGCTTGACATGCTTGACCCTCAGTGGCAGTTTGATACCGCTTCGGAGACTGTGCAGCACTTCACATATGACATGGCTACACGCACCGTGTTTCAGGTATACCCGCCAGTGGTTGCTGGCGTCAAGGTGGAGGTGATCTACTCATACATACCCGTGCCGTTCGCTACGCTATCCGACGCCCTGTCTGTGCCGGACATACTGGGCACTGCGCTCATCGACTATGTGTGCTACCGCGCATTGACCAAGGATGCTGAGTACGGCGACATCAGCTCCAAGGCCGCAGCGCATTACAAACTGTTCACCGATGCGGTGGCAAAGTACTAAGAAGGACGACTTATGGCTCGCGCTCAGATAAAGAACAACGCGGTAGCATCGCTATCCGCTGCGATTAGCTCCACGTCGGCTACCACGTTCACGGTGAACTCGGGTGGCGGCGGCCTATTTCCGGCCTCCGGCTACTTCTACGTAACCGTACTGGACGCAGCCAACGTGCCTGAGATCATGAAGTGTACATCGCGCTCCGTGGATGTGTTCACAGTTACGCGCGCGCAAGACGGCACGGCGGCGCGAACCTTTACCTCGGGCGCGCGCGTATCGCTGAACCTGACCGCTGCAGTGATCGCGGAGCTTGTGGAGCTGGACGGTACAAGCGCAACCGGGACGTGGCCCATCAGTATCAGCGGTGTAGCTGCATCAGCTACCGCCGCTGTCAGCAGCACTACACAAGCCCCCGGCACAAGCAATACATCCATCGCCACCACCGCGTTTGTGGCGGCGAATAGCTCGCCCAGTGGGGCAATTAACATGTGGCCAACGGCCACACCGCCGCTGAACTGGTTGATATGCAATGGTCAGGCCATTAGCCGGACTACTTTTGCAACTCTCTTTGCCATCCTCGGCACAACTTTCGGCGTGGGCGATGGCTCCACCACGTTCAACGTCCCCAATTACGTTGACCGCATGCCTATCGGCTCGGGCAACCTGTACCCTGCGAATGCACAAGGTGGTAGCCGGGACGCTGTAATCCCGACTCACACGCACACGATTACTGATCCGGGTCACTCGCATGCACCTCCAACAGATATATACGGGTTAACAGGATTTGTTACAGGGATGCTTGGACACGATGGGGCTATTGATGGGTCTAGCACTGTCAGCCCCTATGATCGAACCATAAACAATAGTAATACTGCCACAGCTACTACAGGTGTCACAGTTAACTCCACAGGCGTATCCGCTACGAATGCCAACATGCCCCCATACTTGGGCATCTACTTCATCATCAAGACGTAAGGCCAACTATGACCGCAGCAGTAGTTGATTTAACCATTGAGCAGGGCGCGACCTTCGCGCAGCTACTCATCTGGAAAGACAGCGCCGGCAGCCTGATCAATCTGACTGGGTACACCGCGCGCATGCAGATTCGCCCAACTGTCGATAGTGACACGGTGATCGCATCCCTCACCACGGAAAATGGCGGCATCTCGCTGAGTGTGATTAACGGCTCCATCTCCCTGTCCATACCTGCGGCATATACGGCGCTAATGACCTTCGTAACTGCGGTGTATGACCTTGAGATGATCGCCACTGACGCTACGGTGACGCGGCTGATACAAGGCGCCGTGGTGCTGTCTAAAGAGGTGACGCGATGAGCGATATTGTTGTCGTCAACGTAGGCGACCGCGTGGCGACGGTGCAGACCGTCAACGCGTTTGTCGAGCTTATGTTCCCCGGTATCCAAGGGCCACCGGGGGCCACCGGCGGGGCATTTACAACCTTGACCGGTATGCTCAAGGGCGACGGTGTTCAGATCGTTGTGGCTACGCTCGGCACAGATTACGCTCCCGGCACCGCATCGCTGGCCAGCGGGCTGCTCAAAAGCACTACAACGACCGGGGCGCTCTCAATCGCAACGCTTGGCACTGACTATGCCCCCGGCACGTCCGCGCTTGGCACGGGGCTGGTTAAGACCTCTGGTGGGGTGTTTAGCCTCGCTACCTCGGCTGATGTGGCCGCACTGGTGCTGACCGGCGCGTACGCATACTTGAATGTGTCTCAGCTATGGCTCCAGCCGCAGCGCCCCCACTACACGAACTCTACGGCGATCACCGCTACGGGCAGTTTCGCCTATGACCCCATAACCAACGGCCAAGTCTGTTTGGTTACGCTGACCAATGCGATCACAGTCACCTTCAGCACTCCGGGTGACATTGTTGAAGGCACCATGTACAAGTTCATCCTCAAGGCTGGGGATACGGCAGCCCGCACATTTGCTTGGAGCAGCGCGTATAAGTTTCCGGCTGCTACGCCGACACTGCTCTCTGGCACAACAACATCCGGGGCGTTCGATGTCATCTCTTTCATGGGCGGCGTGGGCAACACGCTGATCTACGATGGGAGCATGACCGATGTACGTTAGCAATACCGCCGGAGCAGGTGGGCCTTCGTATCAGGTACCTCGCAGCCTGCGTATCCGCAGCGCGGCCAGTGCTTATCTCTACCGCACGTTCCAGACCGCTACCACGCAAAACGTATACACCCTGTCCATGTGGGTGAAGCGCGGGGTGCTTGGTACGAACCAGTATTTGTTTTTTGTGCCGGGAATCTCCAACGGGCTTCGCTTTGACGCCGCCGACACTTTATCAGTGCTGCTAAACGGCGCCGCAGCAGCTTCCTCTGCCGTGTTTCGCGACACGGCCGCTTGGTACCATATTGTCTACTCTCAGAACGGCGCGGCGTATGTAGTGTCCGTGAACGGAGTCACCGTATTGTCGGGTGCGTTTGCAAG